GACTGAAATGCGTTCAGAACTTAAAGAGAATCGTTGCAAAATGTAAAGTGGTGCGCTATTGCACCAAGAGAATGTAACTGCAAAGATGGAACAAACTGCGAAGAAAAAGATACCAAGACCAAGCGCGGCAAAGATAGCCGCAGAGGTAATAAAAGAGTTTGAGGGCTACTCTTCAAAGCCTTATATCTGCCCAGCGAACATTCCAACAATCGGCTACGGAAATACCATTTACCCAAATGGTGAACGGGTAACTATGGACGACCCTGAGATTGACAAGGCGGAAGCGGAGAAGATGCTACTGGACACTATTAAAAGCGTTGAAAAGCAAGTGAAAAACGTAGTGGAGGTCAAACTTCCAGCGCATCAACTTGCTGCGTTAATCTCGTTCACTTACAACGTAGGCATAGGGAACTTTTCAAACTCTACTTTATTAGCTTGGTTAAATTCAAACCCTGACTTTCCGAGAATACCTGAGCAGTTCAGAAGGTGGAACAAAGGCGGAGGTAGAGTTCTGAAAGGTTTAGTTCGCAGACGAGAAGCAGAAATAGAGCTTTGGGAAGGGACATCGCGATACATCTAATAAAGGTTTACACACCTTACCTTCTTGCTTTCTTGTTAGGCGTTCTTGTGGCTTGGCAAGGCTGCAACTCAGAACCCAAGACCATCACAAAGGTTGTTGAGAAGCCAGTCCCGACCATTGAATATGTAGAGCGTTGGCGGACAGACACCGTTCGTTTCGTTTCTAAGCAACTCGTTACGCGTTACGATACAATCTACTCCGAGAGAGTAGTTACTCGTTTAGACACATTGTTATTGATAGATACGGTAAGCATAGTTCAAACTTGGCTAACTGAGGTGGCTAATTACGACACCACCGTTAACGATGTGCGCCTAACTTGGTCGAATTATCAGAACAGAACCGAAAACCTAAAGGTACAACTACGCAAGAAGCCGTTAAGCTGGGCGTTAGGAGTTCACGGATTGGTCGGCTTACAGAGCGACTTTGTCGAAAGTTACGCTCCGTTATTCGGAATTGGTTTACAAGGAACGGTCAAAAGGACGTATTTTAGCGCAAACTATGGCTTTAACGGTCAACACTTTATAGGCGTTGGCGTTGGTCGCAACATTATACAGAAATGATATACAATGAGAACCCAATTACAAGAGAAGCTATTGATAAGCTTCTGAAAAAGAACGCATCAATTCAAGCTAATCTTGGAACTGACTCGACAGAAATGGAGAGATTCCAAGCTAAAATAAAGTGGGCGGAGATACTTAGGGAAATCCGTTCGTTGGACGCTGAGTTTGCGGACGTAGTACAAGCACAATGAGCGACTTTCGACCCCGCATTAAGGGGCAAATGCTGGACGCTTGGAATAACCTTACCCGAAAGGAAAGGAGGATTTTAGTTATTGGCGACCTCCACGAGCCGTTCTGTCTTGAAGAGTACCTTGACTTTTGCAAGGAAACTTATCGAAAGCACAACTGTAATCAAGTTATTTTTATCGGAGACGTTATCGACTCGCACTATTCCAGCTTTCACGAAACCGACCCTGATGGAATGGGCGGAGGAATGGAGTTGGAACTTGCGATTAAACGTTTGCAACGATGGGTTGAGGCGTTCCCAGTTGCTGATGTAACTATCGGAAACCACGACCGAATAATCTCAAGAAAGGCGTTTACTGGTGGCATTCCGAAAGCGTGGATAAAATCATTCAACGAAGTCTTGAACGCTCCGACCTGGAACTTTGCCGACCGAGTTGTTTATGACGATGTCCAATATGTACACGGTGAGGGCGGCACGGCTCGGACTAAGTGCCGAGCAGATATGCAATCAACGGTTCAAGGACACCTACACACTCAATGTTATACGGAGTGGTATGTAGGTCAGAACTTTAAAGTGTTTGGAACTCAGATAGGTTGCGGAATTGATAACGATAAGTACGCTTTTGCATACGCTAAACGTGGCAAGAAGCCAGCTATCGGTTGCGCGGTTGTAATAGGAGGTAAAACGATAATAAACGAACTGATGAACTTATGATTGTATTTCTTTTAACCGTTTCGCTTTGTCTCCTTTTGCTGGTTGTTGCTCTGCTAGTTTATCTTTTGTACGCTGTACGTGAATTAATCGACACGCAAGACGTAATCTTCGATGCTGCGGTAAACGCGGAGGAGATGTACAAGGAGATAGAGATGAACCAAGAGGCGATTATGAACGCCCACTTCAAGCAAAATTGAGTTCAAACTGAAAATATTTTCACTTTTTTTGACCTAAATGTTTTGAATATTCAAAAGAATAGTTTTATATTTGGTGCATCATTAACGGGGTGACCCACTAAAAACAACAGAACAATGGAAACACTACAAAACGCAATTCAAACAGCACAAACAGCAAAGTTTAACGACACGCGCTGTATTGGTGTTATTATTTCGGGCGCTGTTGGGGAAGTAACCATAACCAAGCGCAACAAAAAATCATTCAGCTTTGACGGTACGGTAGGCCTTTTAGAAAATGGCAGGCTAATACAAACAAGCGGCAAGGCCAAATTTTGGAAACAGCTAAAAGACGGCCGTTTTGCTTTTAAGGCAGGCAAAGCCGTATTGACACTAGGATAAAAACAAACAACTAAAAACAGAACAATGAACCACCTTACCTTCCAAGAGAGAGTTCTTCACGACAAGACAATACCAGCGTTCGTTCGATTGGTAGCAAGCAAAGCACTAACCGACCTACGCACCGCTCCAGTTGACGCGGGAACAATCCGAGTGCAATCGTTTGAGTTTTGGCAACTGGTCAAGCACTCAGGCGCAGAGCCTATCAAGTCCGGGCTTTATACTTTCATCCGAATCTATGGCGAGAACCGCAATTCGGTTGACATTCAATGTTTAAATTCGTAAATTCAATTTTTAATAATCATCTAATAACAGAACGATGAATCAAACACAGAAAGAGAGACTTCAGAGTCTCGCAACCGAGAACGGTCTAAACAAAGACCACTTCTTTAAAAGCCCTCAAGGGTTCGTAATAATAACCCGACAAGGCATTGAGCGCATCCAAGCGCAGAGAGGCATCCGAGTAACTTACGATGTGGTCAGCCTATCGGACGACCTGAAGCACGTAGTAATAAAAGCTACTGGAGAGATGGCACGACCTGACGGTTTACCTGTAATGATGGAAACATTCGGAGAGTCTGCACCTGACAACACGCGGCAAAAGTACCCGGTCGCAATGGCTGAGAAACGCGCACTATCAAGAGTGGTTCTGAAACTCTCAGGACTTTACGAAGTTGGCGTTTTCGGAGAAGATGAGTCGGACGATTTTAAACGAGCGTAACGATGGATATTTTTGAAGCAATTAGCGACACTCAGCAACAAACTGAAGAATGGCACGCGCAAAGGTTAGGGAAGTTCACGGCTTCCCGATTCGGTGACTTGATGACCAACGGGCGAAAGAAAGACGAAGTTCTTGGAGCGACTGCGGTTTCCTACATTTACGAGAAGGCTGCGGAGCTTCTAACAGGCGAACGCAAGGAAATCTTCGGTACTGCGCTGGACTGGGGAAACGAATACGAGCCAATCTGCAAAGCTTACTACCAAGAAACGACTGGATTGACATTGGAAGAGTTGCCATTCGTTCCAATTAACGAATATTCAGGAGCTTCTCCTGATGGCTTTATCAAGGAGTACGGAGAACTGATAGAAATCAAATGCCCGTACAACACCGCGAACCACCTCAAGACTGCTTTCGAGGGTTACATTGACCCAAAATACTTGTGGCAAATGCAAGGGCAAATGCTGGCTACTGGAGCGTTAGCTTGTCGGTTTATTTCATTCGACCCACGCATCAAGGATGAACGCTTTAAACTGATTGAAATACGAGTAGAAGCAGACCTTGAGATGCAAGAACAACTCCGCGAACGGTTAGCGTTTGCAAATGATTATCTTCGTAACCTTTTAAACATCAAATAAAATGCAGAACAAAGTAATTTTTGTAGACGGCTTGAACGTATTCACACCAAGCGAAAACGCTCCTGAGTGGATTAAAGCAAATATGGTTATCAACCCGACCAAGCTGGTTAAGTGGCTGGAGCAAAATGACCAGCACCTTAAAGAAGGCAAACACGGTCTTGAGATTCGTTTAGAAATCAAACAGTCAGCGCAAGGGAAACTTTATGCCGCAGTCGATACGTTCGAACCGAAGCTAAAAGAGGAAGTAATTTCTAAACAACCAGTCGTTGAAGAAGAAGGCGACCTCCCGTTCTAAAATTGTCAAAGATTTAGATGCAGTCTTTAGCCGTTACATACGGTTAAGGGCTGCAAATCTTGACGGCTTTGTCGAGTGCTACACTTGCGGCAGAAGCTATCATTGGAAGAAAATACAATGCGGGCACTTTATGAGCAGAGCAAGGTACGCAACAAGATGGAACGAGGACAACTGCCGACCTCAATGCTACGGTTGTAATGTAATGCAACAGGGCAGACAGTACGACTTCGGGCTGAACTTAGATAGAGAACGCGAAGGGTTGGCGGAAGAGATGCACCAGCTCAGCCTAACAACGGTAAAGTTAGCAACGTGGGAACTGGAGGAGATGCTTCAAGAGTACCGAGAAAAGGTCAAATCCTTAGAATCCTGAACTTCCTCAACATCCTGAGTGATATTTTTTTCCCTAAATGTTTTGAATATTCAAAATAGTTGTATATTTGAAGCATCAAAACAAACAAACACTAAAACAACAGACATGACTAAAGTATTTGAAATCAAAATCGGCAGAACTTGGACAAAGGTTAGAGCAACATCAATGAAAGCCCTGAATGATTGGGGAAAAGAAAACGGTGTTAAAGATTGGAGAATGGTTGGAATGATGAGCATTTCAGAAACAGCCGCAAGTCAATCACTTAAAGTTGTAGCGTAATAAACAAGGGGGTCGCGCATCCGTAACGCGAGAAAAAAAAAGAAGAATGAAAACAAGAAGTTTCAAACATTGGATTGCTAACCTTGAAGTGGAGGTCAGCTTTACACACTACCCTGAAGAGCCGATGGTCAGGTATTACCCTGATGGTTCGGGTCATCCGGGCTGCTCCGCTTCAGTAGATGACATCTGCATCACTACAAAAATAAACGGTGTTGATGTGGACATTACGGAAGTATTGGAGGCATTGGAATTTGACGTTGAAGATATAGCTTGGGAGGTAGCTGGAGACCAATGATACATTTACCGAAAATAGACGAAGTGATAGCGGAGGCGAACGCCAAGAAGATAACCGCTTATCGGATAGCCAAAGACACGGGGCTATCAACTCAAACCGTGTACGCTTACTTTGCTGGCGAGAGGGTCAGCGTAAGAACACAAGAAACAATAATCAATTACATAAATCAGAACTGATGTACTACAACACGAACAACGAAATAGGGACAGAACTCAAGAAGTCCCAAGAGAAAGCGAAAAGTCAGGACGAACTTGTCTTGATTTACTTCAGAAACCATGACCAGCTCGGTGTAACACCTGAGCGAGTTCTGCGGCACTTTCAGATAATGGAGCCGTTATCTTCCGACAAGTGGGCAAAGACACCTATTACTTCCATAAGAAGGTCGTTCTCGAACCTGCACAAGAAAGGATTGATTGAGAAGACAGGTTACAAGATAGAAGGCGATTTTGGCAAACAGATAAACGTTTGGAGATGCAAGTGAGATTGAACGACAATATGAGGCAGCAACTGACAGACATCATTGAGCTGCACAAGGGTTACTTCGGTGGGGATGTTGAACATTTACTTGATGCTCTGAATGGAGTAAAAGCCAGCAGATACATCGGACAGGAAGCCAAAGAGATAATATCAAACATCGAACAGGCTACAGGAATAGCTTACTCCGAACTGAAGTCAAAGAACCGAGAACGCAACACCGTAATAGCAAGGCAATACGCCATGTTTCAGCTCTACGACATTCTTTATCCGTTGGGTTATACCTTGACCGAGATAGGCAAGATGTTCAATAGAGACCACTCTACGGTCATCTACTCCATTCGACAGGTCGAAGATGCCCTGAGTGCTGGCGACTTTTTAGTAACCAAAATACACGAGAACTATGGAAAGCTGGAAGCTAAGAGTGCTTGACTTTGTAATGTGGACACTCGGATATGAAAGAGATGAAGAAGTTTAAAGTGTTGAACCTATACGCTTGTCTTGGAGGTAACCGATACAAGTGGGACGAAGTAGCTGAAGAAGCTGGTATTGATATGCAAGTTACTGCTGTTGAGTTAGACCCTGAGTTGGCTAAGTTGTATCAAGAGAGGTTTCCTAATGATACAGTAGTAGTAGCTGATGCACATCAGTATTTACTTGACCACTACAAGGAGTTTGATTTCATTTGGACTTCTCCGCCTTGTCCGAGTCATAGTAGGGCGAGGTTTGCAAGGAGAGATACAACTGCAAATATTTATCCTGACCTGAGATTATACGAGGAGGTAATATTTCTCGAAAACTACTTTGAAGGTCAATATGTTGTTGAGAACGTGATTCCTTTTTACGAACCATTGATACCTGCGAAGAAGCGCGGAAGACATTTGTATTGGACAAACTTCAATTTACCGAGCGATTTGAAAGAGAGAAAAAGCGGAATAATGGAGGGCTCTGATGAGGTTAGTAGATGGTGTGAATTTCACGACTACGACTTCAGAAAGTACAAAGGTCATCAGCGAACCGACAAAATAGCCCGTAACCTCGTAGATTACGAAGCTGGTAGAACTATTTTTGCAACGGCTCTCGGGATAATTCGCAAGAAAGACGTAAGGCAAACAGAATTATTTTAACTTCCAAGTGGCACAATTTTGTATATTTGCTACTTACTAATGAACGCTAAGGCAAAAGAGCGTTTGTCGTAAACCCTGAGTTATGAACAGATACATAAACCGATACGGGAAAAACAACATTCGACCTTCTCAGGTGGTCATGTTGGGCGTTGCCTCGCCTCCCGTTCGGTTACCTTTAAACCCTGAGACATGGCTGAAAACAAAAAGTCATTTATCCTGTACTGCGACCAAAAAGGAGTGTGGGACAAACTGGATGACGCTCAAGCTGGGCGTTTAATCAAACACATTATTTCTTACGTCAACGATGACAACCCGGTTGCTCCTGACTTTATAACTGAGTTAGCGTTTGAGCCGATTAAACAATCGTTGAAGCGTGACCTAAAGAAGTGGGAGAAGCAACAAGAACAACGCTCTGAAGCTGGTAAACGCTCTGCTGAAGTTCGTAAACTAAACGCTAAACTCGCTAAACGAGATTCAACGACCGTTAACGACCGTTCAATTTCGTCTACTGTTAATGGTAATGTAAATGTAAATGATAATGTTAATGTTAATGAGAGTCTAATTAAAACGCCCACACGCGAGGAGGTAGAAAAGGAAATTTGTAATAACCTATTTACTCGCGGCATTGCATCGGTATCATTTCCAGTTGAAGACCTTGCGCAGAGATTCCACGACAATTATGAATCGAAAGGCTGGGAGATAAACGGGCAACGTATCTACAAGTGGCAGCCGAAACTGAACCAATGGATTTCGGAGGAGTTAAAAAACAAATCCTCATCTTTAGAAACACAGGAAGAAAAGGAAGCCCGCGAGTTCATGCAGATGATAAATGACTACAACACGCACAAAACACTCTACGGAGAGGATTCCGCTAACGCTAAATTTAAATTCGATGTACAACCTGATATCAACAATAACAGAATTGCCTAAGCTCATAGGCTGTGCAGATTTCCCGAACTCTCCTCAGGGAATGGGTCTTATCAAAATGATACAGGACTTCATTAACTCGGAGTACAGATACACGGGGGCACAGGTAAAAGAAGCGTTTACGATGGCAGTAAAACGGGAGCTTTACTTGGATGGCAAACGAGTAGACCCTTCTACCTTTGGACAACACCTATCTGTTAACGTGGTCGGTCAGGTGCTGACGGCATACAAGGAACACAAGCGGCAAGGCAAAGCAAATCATGGTTACAACCCTATTCAGTTGCCTGAGTACAAAAAGAAACCTATCACTCCAGCAGAAGCGCATGACATGATACTTAAATGGATTAAAAAGGATGGTGAACTTCCAGCATTCGCACCGTACAACATAGCTTATCTTTACCTACTCGAAAAGGGTCAGGTCAAACCAGTAAGCGAAGAAACAAGCAGAATGAGATTGATGGGCGCAAACGTAGAG